CTCCGGATAGGACTTGTGCCGTTGATCCGGGACCGGTAGCCGTTGCATTGCCACTACCTTCAACAATTACTCCTGCCATAGCTGCAGCATCTCTAATTCGTTTGAGCATTTGCTTCGTTATAGGTTTGGATCCTTTAATGAGTGAGGATAGATATCCAGGATGTAATTGGATCATATCCGCAAACTCTTTTTGGTTTTCCACAAGCCCTTGCGATCGAGCAGCATTTAGCAAGCTCACTAATTCTCGTTGTTCAGCAGTTTTTTCATTCATAGCTCTTCAGTTTTGGTGTTAAAAATGGGTTATTTTGCTAAAAATAGCATATTATTTACATTTTTTTCGAATTTTATTTGCATATGTGAAAATAATTCACTACCTTTGCACCGATTTTTCGAAAAGTAAAAAATAAATGCACAAAAGTTACAAAAATTTTGCGCAAAGTTACAAATTTTTTTCGAAAAGTAAAAATTATTTGAAAGAAAAGTGTAATAAATTTGAAAATTTATGAATAATCAGGAAGAAAAGCAGGATAATACGAGGAAACTGCCTGCCATCGAATTTTTAAGAACATCCGGTGCAATTGGATTATTCATTCCTCCTCCCCCGCGCGGTTACGTTGAGGTGTTGGCTCGTGAGTTTAATGTTTCAAAGCCTACCGTATCATCAGCGCTAAGCGGTCAATCTATGACGCGCCAGGCGATCATTATCAGGAAACGATATATGGAGAAATATATAGATCCTTATCTGAAATGACTTACGGATATATACGAGTTAGCTCAGACAAGCAGACGGTAGAGAACCAGCGCTTCGAGATAATCAAGTTCTGCGAGCGAAATAACATGACCATCGATGGATGGATCGAAGAAACCATCTCCGGAACTAAGAATTATGATAAGCGCAAACTCGGACCGCTGCTTAAGAAGGTAAAGAAGGATGACTTGATTATCTGCTCGGAGATATCGCGTCTCGGTCGTAGCCTGTTCATGATTATGGAGATCCTGTCTATCTGTATGAAGAAGGAGTGCAAGGTCTGGACAATAAAGGATAACTACCGTCTCGGCGACGATATCCAAGCAAAGGTACTGGCTTTCGCTTTCGGTCTCTCGGCTGAGATAGAGCGTAACCTGATATCGATGCGAACAAAGGAAGCGTTAGCGCGTCTGAAGGCTGAAGGCAAGAAGTTAGGTCGTCCGCGTGGAATGGCTGACGAGGAAAGCCTTCTATGCTTTCCTTATAAGGAAAAGATATGGATATGGCACGACCAGGGAATGAGTTTCGCTAAGATTGCAAAGAAGCTGAATCTTAAAAGGAGTACCGTCAGACATTATTATAGGAAATACATCGCGGAGGAGGAATGATCTTTAACATTAAACAATAATTTGGATAACCGATAGGAAGGGCAATGAGGTCCGTGACGGATAGTTGCCCACAAATGGCGGATTAGCTCAGATGGTAAGAGCGCCGGGGTGTTAACCCGGAGGTCGGGGGTTCAAAGCCTTCATCCGTCGCAAGATTGATCTTTGAATTAAAATAGATATCTTATAACAGGTAGGCAGCCTATTAAGATGGCTGAAACGAATAAGCGCCCTTGCATGGAGTCCTGTATCGCGTTCGCTCCATGGACGGAGAGTCCCTAAGTATCGCACTCCGTTGGTGACGAAAGCCCTGCACCCGCCTGTTTATCCGGACGAAAGGTATAAGACGATAAGGTACACAACGCAAACGTGATGATGAAGGCGCCACGTCAATGCACCCGATCGCCATAGAGGTTGGACTCCTCTATCGTCCACCATTAGGAATTTAATTGATGGACGAACAAATTATGACGGATGCGGAGAAAAAGCTTGGGAATTTAATAGCAAAGATAGACCAATCGCAGAATTTTATTGACAATTTTGATTCGTTTCTCAACTTTGGGCTTTCACTATTCATAGCCAACCAAAGTGAAGAAATGCGAAAAGCGTTCATTGAAAATGCACAAAACCCATATTACCAAGATGCCATGAAGGCATTTGGTGAAGCGTCGGTAGATTATCATGACTGCTTTGGAGAGGTATTTATGGATCGTATATCACATGGTGAGCATGGCCAGTTCTTTACACCTCAGCATATCGCAGAGCTTATGGCGGAAGTGATACAGCCAGAGGGAGACGGCATCTGGGATATGGCATGCGGAAGTGGTAGATTATTACTCGGAGGCCTAAAGAAGGCACGAGAAAAAGGAAATGAGCCGTGGATGTATGCCGGAGATCTTGATAATAGGTGCTGCAGGATGACATTACTAAATCTCTGTATAAACGGAGCAAGGGGTGAAGTTCGCAATACCAACGCCATGACCGGTGAATGTTCTGGAGTGTGGCATATAGACAGGTTGCTTATTGGGGGTATTTGGGTTTCTTGGGTCTGGCATTATGATAAGAATACAGACATGGATACCCTAAATGCTAACCGACAAAAGCAGATAGAGGAACTAGCATACAAAGGCGTATTTTTTGATCATGAACAGCCTAAAAAGTGATCTTTAGATGGAAGAGCAGACTAACATAGAAGAAGTAGATCTGAGTGAATACCGATTCGACGGCAACTGGGATTGGTATCGTGAGATGAGTGAGAAGTACGGAGAGGAACCCGCACTGAAGATGTGTACTTATCTCGAGGCGATGGCCAACCGTCTGAAGGTTGGCGGGTATATAGACATTCCGAAACTGGTAACGAATCCGGAGAAGCTTGGATTAGCAGTTAAGATCGCATGTGTAGTGTGCATCAGCGCGACACGCTTGGATAGAGGTCCGTTCTATGAGATGAATAAGACCTACACCAGGTTAATCAGAATAGCTTAATCTAATATCTATATGGATAAGATAGTATTTACCATCCAAAAAGGCCTTCCTATTACAGAGGAAGACTGCAGAGTAGATGCATCAGAACTGCATATACATATCTGCTTTGATAGAGTGCGAGGTTTAGCGAATGACATATGCGACTACCTCAATAATTTCGCCGGTCTGAATGGCGGCGCTGTCGGTTGGGAGACAGACGAGAAAACAGATCGGTGCATCGTGGATATCGCTATGGCCGAAGGTGAGACCGACGAGCGTAGAGCGATTGATATGGTGAGCAATGGGATGTATATGTTCATTCTAACAAGGAAGATCAATTCAAAAGTTGACAGCATCTATCCGGAGACATGTTAGTACTGAATATATATGTCAAGCCGTATTTGGCTGAGTATGCCAGGCGCAGATATCCGAGTCCGATAAAGGATGTGGCCCGGTTCCCTGCAGCATCACTGGTGAATCACGCGATAGCCAACAGCCTGGTCGAGACACCTGCCAATCCGGGAGAGAATAAAGGCAACCTGCTTGTGATGGTGAACGAAAAGATCTGCAACCTGAAGGATCTCGAGCGGAATAACTATCTGAATTACGATGGTGAGAATAATGTGGGTGAGAAGCTGCTATTAGATTTCGATATCGTACTGCACGGTTATTTGGATCACCAGCGATATCATCAGGGTATCGATTATAAGGTTAGCGTGAATAAGTTTATAGAAAGGTACCATCTGACCGGTCTGGTGACACCGGATGCGCTACTGAAGAAACATGTACGCTGGAAAAAGAAGCTAGCGAAATATCGCCAAGAATGCGTACAGCTGAAGATGAATTTTGATAAATAACAATATATCCCATGGCAAAAACATTTACATACAAGCGAAAGTCGGTATCAGAGGGTGATCATCAGGGCGTAAAACCGTGTTGCGGTAATTGCGATCTGATGGATCTGTATGTTACTACTCAAGAGGCACAGACATTTGCTGAAGGAGGTGCCAGCGCTGCATTCAAGAATGAGCAAGGAGAGGTTATCGGAACCGATGCCGACCGCAAAAAAACATTCTGTACGCGAACCGGCGCAAGCGTACATCCGGATGGCTACTGTCGTGAGCATGTTTGGACCAAAGATGCATGGGTAAAACCTGATGAGGAAACGACATTATGCTAAGTGAAGATCTAATCGAGAAAGTCAAGTCTGCTAATCCTATCGAGGATGTAGTGGCCGAATATCAAAGCCTTAGTAAGAGAGGTGCCAATCTATGGGGTATCTGTCCCTTCCATGCCGACCGGCATCCGTCGATGAGCGTTAGTCCATCGCGCGGTATATTCAAGTGTTTCGTATGTGGTGAAGGTGGAAACGCCTTCAAGTATGTGCAGCAAGTCGAAGGTGTTACTTTCGTCGAGGCCGTGCGTATGTTAGCTGCTAAGAAGAATATCGAGATCCCAGAGGATATGGAAGAGAGTCCGGAGGAAAAGCAACGCCGGTTAGAGCGTGAGAGATTGATCCGGGATAACGAGCGGCGCCAAAAAGAGTACGAGATCGCCGGTGAATCTGATCCGAACTTCAGCGAGTACCTGGAGAAACGCGGTATCTCGAGAGAGGCTGCCAAGGCATTCGGTCTGGGATGGTGTAGCGCCGGTGAGTTCCAGAACCGTATCACCTATCCGTTCTATAGTCAGAGCGGCGTAGTAGTAGGATGGACGGCACGTACACTGGATCCGAACGAGCGCGCTAAGTATAAGAATAGCTCAGAGAGCGCACTATTCAAGAAGGATAGCTTGTTATTCGGTTTGCGCCAGGCATCGAAAGATATCCAACACGAGAAATGTGTATATATCGTAGAGGGCCAGAATGACGTGATCCGGATGTGGATGTGCGGATTCCGGAATACGGTAGCCGGTAGTGGTACCGCTTTCGGAGAGAAACAGGTACAGCTGCTTAGGCGTTACTGTGAAGAGGCGATCCTAATGTACGATGGCGATGATGCCGGTAGAAACGCCACGCTGAAGAGTATGAAACTGCTACTGAAGGCAGGTTTTACGGTGAGAGTGGTAAATATGCCGCAAGGAGAGGATCCGGATAGCTGGTTGCTGCAGCTGGAGCAAAAGAAAGCTGAAGACACGTCGCTGGCCGTGATTATCCAAAACCGCACAAAGCAGTGGCCGGAATACATAAGCGGAATCTATCCGATGAACGATGATCCTGCAGCTACAGTCAAGAACGTCGAGCAGATAGCCAAGATGATCGCCTGTGTGCCGAATGATGTCTATCGGAAGAAACTGATCATCAATTTAGCATACAGCTATCAGGTGGAAGTCGGAGACGTACGCGGTATCGTGAATAAGAACCGAGTAGTCGAAGACGATTGGAAGGGCGGTCTGTATGGCACCGATGACGCGGAAGATCTCCGGAAGTTACATGGTAATAACCTGGCACTCACCTTCAGCAAAGATTACTTCTTTAAGCACGTCGATGAGGCACCTACTATCTTATGGGTAGGAGGTACGAATAAGAATGCCGTTCAGCAGCTGCGTGCATGGGAGTCGATCACGATTCTGAAGGATGAACTGACCGGCGACAGTGACAATAAGCAGGAACCGATGGCGCTGCAGGTAGTTAAGTCTATCCATGGTGACGGTTTGCGCGTACGTGTCCTGATCCGGGAGAGTAATAGCGATAACGAAGAGACCGAGCGGTTTGCCGGTTTCGCCGAGTGGTATATCTCGAGATATAAAGACATACTCGAGGACACCAACACGCCGAGCGATGAGCGTACAGATATCATCCGTCAATGCATGCGCGTGATAGCAGACAGTGACGCTACGATCCGGGAGGTGAATAGCGCCGAGTTCCGGAAGTCCTTATGTTTACCTGCAGCCAGCTATAACAAACTGCTTAATGATATCCTTGGTAACAAGAAAGATCGCCGTGAAGCGGAGCGGAGGCGTACGAATCTGAGCGATAAGATCGCTACGATCAATAACCTGTACGATGTCCCGGAGTACGTTACTGAAAACGATATCTGGAATAAGCAATATCAGCAGTATGGCTTTTTTCCGCTGCTAAGCCAACCAAAAGAGGGAGAGGATCCACACCCGGTAGCCTATGTATTCAAGAATGAGAAAGGCGGTGGCCATACGGTAGTGAGTGATTTCTATATGGAGGCACTGCTATTTGTGGACCCGGCCACTGATCACAGTAAGCGCGTGATCCGATTGAACCACATGTACGGTGGCCGTCAGTTTGTGGAGTGGCCGTCCGATGCATTCGTTAGCCTGCAGGATATGAAGAAAAGGCTGTTTGGATCCGGAGCATATAACTTCAACGGTACCCCGCAACAGTGGGATAAGATCCGCCAGGTTCTCAGCTATAATTTCACCGATTGCTATGAAGCACGTGTATTCGGATGGCAGCCGGAAGGATTTATGATGCTACCGAATGCCGTCTATTATCCGGATTCCGATGGCACATGGAAACTGGAGTACACCGATAACCTGGGTGTAGCCGAAGTGAATAATATGCGATTCTACAGCCCTGCATCCTCGAGTATCCGGTTAGGTGGCCGTCAGGAGGATAATCCGTATGAGCAGGATGAATACGCATTCTATCTCGAGCCGCAAGATAAGGACCGGATGGAGTTCACCGATTGGGCAAAGTTAATGGATCAGGTATTTCAGGTGAACGAAAACGGCAAATGGGCAGTGATCTTTGCAATCGCCTGTAGTTTCCGCGATCTGATCTATAGCATCGTTGGTAGTTTCACGGCATTGTGTTTCGCCGGTCCATCCGGATCCGGTAAGACAGAGCTAGCATATGGTATCCGGGGATTATGGATGCGACGTAAGGCAGCTGTGTTTAACTTAAACAGCGGATCTGATGCAGCCTTCTTTATCGTGCTCGAGCACTTCCGGAACATGCCGGTGATCATGGAAGAGTATAACGATAACGGTATATCGCAGATCAAGTTCCAGGGCCTGAAGAGTGCCGTATATGATGATAAAGGTCGTACCAAGGTAAAAGATATCGCTAACAAGAGCCTCGATACCAGTAAGACGAACGCTGCACCTATCCTGTTAGGTCAGGATACACCGCAACAGGATGACGGTTCATTGAGTAACCGTGTGATCATCTGTGAGGTGCCCAAGAAAGAAGGTGGATTCGATAAGATCGAGACAGAGCTATTCGAAAAGCTGAAGAGACAGGCTGAGTTAGGTATGGGTAATATCCTATGCGATATCATTCGGCAACGCCCGATCTTTGAGCGTCATTTCAAGCGCTATTTCAATGAAGAGGTAGCACGTATGAAAGAAGATGCATGGGAATCGACCACTAATAAGGACGGCCTGGAGCGCGTTATCCGGTCCATAGCTATTTTATCGGCTACTAGTCGTCTCGTAGGAGAGCAATGCGATATCCGTCTGCCATGGGAGCATAAGCACTTCTACGAGATGGCTACTTCGAAGGTTATCACTCAAATGGAGAATATGTCCACTACCAGTAAGCTCGGTAATTTCTTCTACAGCCTCAATACGCAGCTGAGTATCGGTACTGTCATCGCCGGTCGAGAGTTCAAGATCAACGAGTGTACGTCCAATGTACTGACATATACCAGTAACAAGAAAGAGAAAACCGCTGAAGTGGGTGTAGGGTGCAAGATCCTGTACATACCGCTGGAGGCAGCCTATCGAGCATACGCGAAAGATGTAACCGGTAAGGATGCGCTGAGTAAGCAGACGCTAACTAACTACTTCCGGAGTCATAGCGCGTATATCGGTTCTATCGACGGCACCCGGTTCACATGGGAGGCGCTGGATGTCGATAAGAAGACGATGGTAAAGCACACCACCACTACCAGTGCATATATGTTTAAGTATGATATCCTTTGCGAGCAGCTGAATGGCATCGACTTCGAGCGCACCGTAAACGCCACTGAAGAGAAAACCGAACCGGCAGCATCTGCAGCACCGGCAGAACAAACAAAGAGCAAAGAACCGGAGATCGAAGGTATAGATCCGAACGATGATCCGTTTAAATAAACACACAATAACTAACCCTAAAAAACAACACACTTATGGAAAAGACTGAAGAACAAAAATTCGTTGAGACCGTCGATGATATGACGCTCCGAATCGCATGCCATCTCGACACACTCCTGACTGACGAGGAATGTGATTACCATATCGAGGTGACGAAAGAAAACCTGACAGAGTTTTTTACAGCTCTAAGCAATGCCATCGGCCACAAGCTAATTAGAACATCCGGAATGGCAGAAACTCTTCTCGAGGCGCAGCACGTGTATAATTCGCTGCTAGTTCAGTACATGTTTAGTAAAAACGCAAATCAGAGAAAGGAGAAGTGATTATGGCAGCAAAAGATTATATATTTGTAACAGGATGGCGAGATGCCTACCTGGCAAAAAAGAAAAAGTCAAATTCTCCGATGATGAGCACCGATCGCAGAGTCATCGAGGATAATGAGATTATCGGACTTTTTGAGTTCTATCTCCGGAAGTTTCACAGCGAGACCGGGAAAGATTCTGTTACTATCACAAATTCGGATGGCAAGAAGTTATTTGAGGCTACTTTATTGGATAAGACGGAGGAATGAGTATGGCAGCAACGATCGAAGAGGTACAGGAGCAAATGCTGAGCATGGCACGCTCCACCAACGCTGCAAAGGTTTCCATCGGTTTGGAACATACAGAAGGCGGCTATATGGAGCTAACGTATTACACCAAAAAACCACGCAACAAATGACTATCGAAGAAAGGATGTAAGCAATGACTGTACCATATAGTATAAACAAAGTGCTCTATTTTATTGAGTTCACCGGCACGCAGCAAGGAACCAAGATCGAGAAAGCGATAAAGGATATGTGCCAAACTCGCTTTCATCATATGATGTGTACTGGTCGTGGAATGTTTTCCATCTATGCGCAGATAGTCGAGTACGCTAGTTTGGTAAAGCAAAAAGAATGTCCGAGAGGAATAGTGCCGGGTATTAAGTTTAATCCGGGACATGGCACTATTAGCTTTGAGGCTAAGAATGCAACTGACAATTTCTGTCTGCTTAATTTTACCCGCATTACAGCATGTGAACTTGGTCCGGATGAAGAGAGCTTCTTAATCGACAAACAGGAGGAATGAGTATGTATAGATGGATTGTATTTTATGTTAAGGAGTCTAAAGATGAGGCATGGACCGTTGATCGGCAAATGGAAAATCTCGATATCTATTACGAACGTAAGGTTATTCAAGATCATAAGTTTGTAAGGATGGAATTGCGCAGAAAGGATAGTAGCCGGTTATTTGTATGGGAACACGAAAACGGAAAACTAACACACCATCCTTACGATGGAAGGAAAAACAGGAAATTAGAGCCTAAATCCGTCAGGCCTAAGATATTCATGGATATGGGTTTTAAGATATACGATGAACAATACATAGATTACCAGAAGGAGGAATAAGTATGGAAGCTAAATTCAAAAAGGGGGATACAGTAAGGATCCTCGAGAATAGATTAGATCAAAGAACTGTCAACAAAATAGGCGTGATCACAAAGGTCTATAAAGACGCGGAGACCGGAGAGCCGCTTTACCGCGTCAGGCTGGCTGATAAATGGTACGCGCTAAGAGGCGTCGCTGAAGAGCGGTGTTTAGAGAAAGTCGAAACATATTCAGGGCCTAAAAGTGTGCTTAATCTGGTACTCACTGGAAAGTGGTTTGATGAGATATCAGCCGGCCGCAAGAAAGAAGAGTATCGCGATATCACGCCATTCTGGAAAAGCCGCCTGGAGCAACCTTTCGACGGGGAAACGACGTTCAAGAAATTCGATGCTATCCGATTCCGTAGAGGTCGATATGGTAAGACTACTATGGTAGTAAAATGCAGATCTATTTACATCGGCTATGGCCGTCCTGAATGGGGAGCGCCTGAAGATAAAGAGGTGTATATCCTCGATCTGGGTGATATCATTAAAGGAGCAGTTTAGTATGGAAGAGAAGCAATATATCATTCAATTCGACACGGCCGATGGTAAGAAGGTTTATCATAGCCGTCTGAAGGGAGACTTTTATGGTACGGAAAATCGTGATCACGCTACTATCTTTAAGGGCAAGAAGTACGCTGAGCGCGAAGCTGATAAAATGCTCGAGCAGGATAACTATTTAGTATGTTACTCAATACAGGAGGTGTGATATGGATTTAGAAAAATTCAAAGATATCATAGAAATAAATGAGAGAAAGAAGGTTATTACTTATCGCCATGATTGCTTTGAAAGAATTAGAGTGATCATGTCAAATAACAACCTCAACATAGCACGTGGAGTAACAGAGATTAGTAATTTTCTTGGCAGTACAGATAAAAACTTCGCATTTATCTTCAGAGATTATTTATATCTGATGCTTCAGCAAGAAAATGATGACTTTATCGAGCAATCTAAGCAAATCGAAAAAGAGATAGAGGAGGCATAATATGATTTAGATATGGCTAAACAGCAGTCTATATTATTCCCTGACACGAGATATACGTTTGCGGATTTCTTTTGCGGATGCGGAGGTTTGTCCTTGGGATTTATCCAGGCCGGTCTGAAATGTGTTTCAGCAATGGATATCGCCCCGGAACCTATTGCGACTTATTGGTATAATCTATGCTACAAAACATGGAGTCATCTATGGGTGCATCCGGAGAACGAAAGAGCTATCAAATCACTCAAAAAGCACGCAAGCGGAGAGACGAGTAATCACTTATTCCCGAATGGAGTACCCGATAACTGGCTGGAAGTGAAGGAACCGATGCCGTGTCTTAATTTGTTCTGTTATTCGATTATGGATCTGGAGCCTGAGCAATGGATGGAATTATGCGGCGTACGCCCCGGAGATATCCGAATTTTTGCCGGCGGGCCGCCGTGCCAGGGATTCTCTACAGCTAACTCCAGCCGAAGCATTTATGATGAGCGGAACCAACTCCCGCTGCGGTACCTGTATTATGCTAAAGTGTGCAAACCTGATTACATTCTAATCGAGAATGTTCCGGGACTGGTAACGCTTGGTAAGAAAAAGGGTGACAAACATGGTCCGTTTGTCGATTGGATTGCGGAAGCTTTCGATGATGCAGGCTATAATATGGCATGGAATATCCACAATTGCGCTGATTATGGAGTACCCCAAAAACGGGAGAGAGTGCTTTTTATCGGAGCACGCAAAGGTCTATCAATTCCTCCCGAAGTAGAACGCAATTACGGAGAAGGCCCCGGAAAGATACCCTATCAAACAGTACTGGAGGCTATCGGCCATCTCCCTGCCATGAAAGCAGGGGATAAATGGGATAACGATCCGCATCCTTACGGATATGATCACAGAGAAGGTTACGTAATTTGTCCGAAGTGCCTGGAGTACAACAAGGAAGAGCGCGAAACTTGTATCCATTGTGGTTGCAGCCTTGCAAATCCAATTAGAGGGGGAGTACTAAAATTCCCCGGATTAGGATTATTATTGGATTGCCAAAAGCCTATTAACAATGACGAATTATACAAAATCCATATACCACCAGAGATGGTATATCCTGAAATGAAAAAGCGAAAATGAAGACTCAATTAAAAAATGAATAATATGAATTTTTGGTTTGGAAAACGGATATCGCTCGTCGATATGGTTATCGAGAAGGCGAAAGAGATGGGAGGTGGCATAGAACTGACATGCTGCACCTTCGAGATGCCGCAAGCCGCCGGTGTGAAATTAAACCGGGCAGTAGATGAAGGTGTCTTCAGTCATATCACGGTCTATATGGAAGGCGGGCACCGGCGCAAAAAGAACTGGGTCCAGGCGATGATCCGGATGGGATGGACTATCTATAACATTCCGATGCACGCAAAGGTGGCCATACTCGAGCACCCTGGAAGAGGGGGGGTATGAGTGTTTTTCTAAGTTCTAACAACTGGCAGGCCGGTGGTAATCACGAGTTCATTGAGTTGATCGAAGATCTTGATGTGTGTATGGATATCAAGCTCCGGATGAAAGAAGCACTCGGTAATCTGAATCCTATAGAACCGGCATAAAAAATGTGTCTTTTGATATATGGCAAAAATTTAGTACCTTTGCACAAAATTTTGAGAGTATGACCAATCCATTTACCATCGAATCATTTCAAGAGGAAATGAAGCCGAAACTGAGTATGGCCTTTAAGGCGCTCGAGTACGAGAATATAGAAAGCAGCATCGTGAAGGTGTGTGCTGAGATGAGCGATAAGTTAGGCACTAAGACCTACGAAGCTATCTGCACGAAGCCGGAACCCACTCCGGAACCGGAGCCTGAAGAGCCGGTAGTAGATCCGGAAGAGGTTAATCCGGAGGAACAGGATCCGGAACCGGCTGAAGAGGAATCCACCGGTGACGTTCAGGATGGGAACGAGATGGGAACGACAGTGAAAGCTGAAGCACTCGATTATCTGCAGCGAGCCATTCTGCACTTTGCCCTGTATCACCATATTATCTATCTGATCGCTAATGTGGATAACGACGGTGTGACGGTCACGAAGTCTGATGACAAAACGACTATCTATAAGTACCAACAGGATCAGCTCGAGGAAAATCTGATCGCTGATGCCTGGTTCTGGTTGAACCGGTTGATCAAGCTACTGAATGACAATGCAGAGGCATTCCCGGATTGGGCCGGTAGCGATGAGCACAAACAGATGGAAAATCTGCCGGTAAGTACCGCAGATTTTGAGCACTATGTAGGTGTGAGTGATCCTACCTTCCTGTTATATGCCGGATGGATCGTACGAGAGGTTCACAGGGAGTGCATTTTGAGTCGTCAGAAAGCGGACGCTTCCCTGAGCGAAGTCCAGAAACAAGCTATATGCTATGACGTAATGGCCCGTGCATGCCGCCGTCTGGCATTCCATGCACTCCCCTCGCCTATCCGGATAGATATCAATAACGAGATGGGTAAGAATCACGCCGCCCAGGCCGATACTACCATCCGTGAAAAGGTAGCCGGTATATTTGCCGAGAAAGCAGCCGCTTATTGGAAGGCTGTCGATGGTGAACTAGAGGTAAAACAGGCTCAGAATACAGCTATGTACGGATCTGCACGCAGGCCGTCTGAGCGCGATAAATTTGCCGTATCATGAGACGCATTCAGACTTCAGGTAATGACCTTTATCTTCCGGAAGACTGGATGGAGCTTTCGGAGGCGCACCGCCGCAAAGGATTCGAGCTGTTAGCTGCAGTAATGGCCGGTGCTATGGATCCGTTCGAATGGCAGCTGAAGATGTTAATCGAGATCACCGGTTATAAGCCATCTCGAGCAACGAGACGTGCCGTGTTGGGCTATAAGCAGCACACGGTACGTGATACAGTGATCGATAACTTGCGCCGGTTGGCCGAGTGCCTTACTTTCGCCTTCAGCATTGATGAGGATAAGATCCAGATCAACTATGAGATGCGAGATTGTCCGTTTGAACTATTTAAGAAGATAGGTGTGCAGCCTCATTTTATCCGTGAACGCCTGATCGAGACAAATCTAACCGCCGGTATTTATGCCGATGCCACGCAGATCCTGTCGATGATCAATGACGAAGAGAATATAGATGAGGACCGGCTGTACTATATGGAAAAGCTGGCACACGTATTATGGCGCGTGGAGTTGAACGCCCACGCACCAGAGCCTACTCCGGCCGAACTATTGGCTGTGACGGTATGGTTTACCGGAGTAGCGCTCTTTTTTCAAGAGCACGACACCTACAGTGTACTATTTGATACCACCTCGAGCGGATCGGCCAAGTCTGCAGATCACATATCCTTGGGAGTCCAGGAGATTATTCTGGAGCTGGAGACGACCGGTCATCGGGATGTACGCAATATGGGATTGCTCGAGTTTTTCGACGCGCAGATCAAATTACTGAAGGATCGTATCGCTGATGCCAAATCCGGAGGATCCTCGATAGCCGATATCGTGAAGAAAACCGGTTTATCGATCAATACTATTTCACGTCTATCCTAAAAACAGAGAAATATGGATTTAGTTGAATTATACCGCTATTTCGCCAAGTTCGTACCGCTGGAGGTGCTGAAGAAAAACTATATCAAATCGGCTAATGAGAAAGACGCAGCGCAGATCCAGGCTGAAGTATTAGCCGATAAGAGTGATCGCCGTATCGACTCGATAGGTGATTTCATCTTCATCGGTGATTCGGATTTTGTGCTGCAGAAGTTACGCAACAGTAACAAACAGATCTTCATGGTCGATTCCGATAAGATCAGTTACACACCCGGAGTGGACGATGGATCTCAGATGTCATTAGGTATTAGTATCTGTGAACACTATAACCGGTCCAATACGGATGTAGTAAGTGAGTTAGCCCTGCAGAACCGGTGCCTGGAGACGCTAAAGAAGATCTGCAGAGCTATATCGGCCGATGCCGAAAACGAGTGCTTACTCGGAATGCACATGGAAGGCGATTTTGAGATTCGATTTTTGGATGCCAAGGCCCTTAATGGTCTTATCGGCTACACGGCATTCTTTAAATTTATAGCAAGCGATTATGAATGAGAGACAATTAAGAAACCAACAGCACATAGTAGCTGAAGGTCTGAAGAGTGCCGGTGATAAGCACGAAATGATGGATTATTTATCCATGGTAGGTCAAGATCTGCATCCTACTTCATTAGGTCCGGATCATCTGATAGCCGGTTGTATCAGCCGCACCGTATTTAAGGTCGATTTTACTCCGGAAGGTATTATCCGGATAGTCGGTGATAGTCAGAGTGTCGTTATGAAGGGAGTGATCAGCCTTATGGCCGATGCTCTGAGCGATGGCGATGCTAAGACAATCAAAGAGGTCGGAATAACCTGGGTGAACGAAGCTGGTTTATTGGATATGTTAACGCCGCAAAGGCAGGGTGCGATTCGTCAGATGGCCGAGCGGATCTATCGCGCATGTGATCAATGGTTACAGAAGGTGTCGTAAAACATGAGATGATCGTTCAGACGATTCAGTGGGGACTCGATAAATTGCGCCGCGCGCAGATCGAGCGCCTTAATGTGTCGCATTCTGCCATTACTGATTCCGGATTCGACTGGGATGCTCTTATGAGCGGAGTGGCTGGGCGCCAGGATGGTATTATCGGATCTAACGGCCACTACCGGATCGTGATGCCGGTCGATAAGCACCTACGTTTCGCTGATATGAAGAAATTAGGTGCTCACAAAGGTCCGCACGCGATGGTTTATAACCGTCCTACCTGGGGAGTATTTTTCGGTAGAGATGATAGTGTACGTACACGCCTCCGGATGGGTATAAGCGATGCTGCACGCCAGCAGATCCTGCAGCAATTAAAATCAGCCTTCGAGTTATCCGGTGCATTCAAATCCGCATCGCTCGATCACTGGAGTCAGCCATGACAGACGGCTTAAAGTCTGTCCGCAAATGTTTTTTCATGGTATAGATTTAAGGTTAAGTTATTAAGAAAAAAGCTCGTCGTGAGACGGGCTTTTTCGTTTACTATAAGTTTACTATAAGTTTACTAAAAGTTTACTTTATGCCGGTGAATCCTGCATAGCCTCCGGATAGATCATGGTGATCGGCCACGTTGAGGTATTTTCTCGAGAACTCACCCCATAAGAGGTACATCAATGCTGAAGCTATCTGAGTGGATCCAAAGGCCTGCTCTTCAAACGGCTTTTTCTCTGAAGACTTATCGAGTTCTACTTCACCGCCGGTACGCTTCAGAGGTGAGTTATAGATGGATGATATCAGGGCCTCGCATTCATTCTCGTCTATCCGGATCTTAATCACCGGAATACCATGCACCTGATAATCATCTTTGCCGCTGAAGAGTCTCGAGAGCAAATGCAGATGCTGTTTGTAATAGATGGTAGGTTGGCCGAGTGACATCAGATCTACATTCCAGCCTCTTTGCTCGAGTTCCATCTTCAGAGTCTGAGCATCGGTATCCGATTCGTCACCGAAAGTCGGTTTATACTTTTTCCACTGTGGATCGCGCTGGTTGCCGGCACGGTCATAATGGAGAAAGATCTGTTTATTCCGCATCGGTGCAAAGAAGGTCTGGAATAAGTACGCTAATTGTGGCTGCTGCTCGGGCCAATAGGTGTAGATATCCTTCAGCACATGAAATACGGTACGATCTTCATTATACTGGCCGATGACCATAGAGGTGAACGGTCCCGGATCGTATCCTATATATAACGGTGCATCGAGATTGCAGTTTTTCATATCCGCACAGGTGAAATTCGCCTCTTCACCTATCGAGAGCGATTCAATACGCTCGAGTTTATAGGTATCCGATTCGATATACTTCAGTCCGAAATTACCAAAGAACATATCTTTTACGCG